ACCCCCCGCACCCGACTACGAATCAGCCGCTAAAGAAACCGCACGAGGCAACTTAGAAGCTACCCGCGCAGCAGTTCGAGCTAACCGCGCTAACCAGATAACACCGTGGGGAAGACTAACCTGGCGGCAAAACCCGACTGGCGGCAGAATAAATTACGACGCTTACAACAAAGCATTGCAATCGTATAATCAAAGTCGTTTTCCTTCGCAAACTGAAAATGATTGGCAAAATTTAAGCACAGAGGAAAGGGTTAGGCTTAGAAGGGGAGGCTCATTGGGCGCGGCAAGCCAACAAGGACAAGCTCAAGGACAGTTTCAAGGAATTGCGCCGAGGCTGGAAGACTTCATGGAATACGACCCAGATTCAGGATGGGAACAGACAACCGAACTTACCCCCGAAGCACAGGCCGCGTTAGACCAACAACTTGCCCTGAACCGTAAGTATGGCGAGGTGGCTAATTTAGGCTTTGACCGGGTTCGCTCGATATTTGAAAACCCGGAGCTTGATGTTGGTGCATTACCTAGACGTGCGATTGACGTAGGCCAGACCGCGCAAGAAGCGTTATTGGCCAGACTTAACCCGCAGCTACAGTCTCAAGAAGAAGCCACGCGGCAACGGTTAGCAAACACTGGCATTGGACTAGGCTCAGATGCTTTCTCGCGTGAGATGGCAATACAAGGCCAGCAAGCTAACGACTTGAGGCTACAGGCTGCATTACAAGGCATAAACCTTGACCAGGCTAACCGCGCTGCTGCCTTACAAGAACAGGCTTATCTGCAAGACCGACCGCTCAACCTGATTAACGCGCTACGCTCTGGCAATCAAGTACAAGCGCCTCAGTTCCAGCAGTTCGCACTGCAAAACGCTACACAAGGCCCTGATTACCTGAATGCTGCAAATGCTCAATATGGCGCACAATTGAACGCTTACAACGCCGAGCAAGCCTCTAGCCCGTTAAGCGGTCTTTTTGGGTTAGGTATGGGAATTGCCAAGCTTCCGGTTGCTGGCGGTGGTTCTTTGGGTGGTAATTTCATTAAAGGATTATTTTAATGACAGACTACGAACAACAGTTACAACTAGCGCGTGAAAGAGCATTACGCTACGGCCAGCAAGCGCAATACCAAGCCCCGCAAGGCCGCATGGTGGGGAATATATACGTTGCCCCTAACCCGCTTGAATATCTAGCCGCTGGCCTTCGTTCGCTCGGCGGTATGCGTGGGCAACAAATGGCGCAGGAAGAAATAACGCAAATCGGCGGCGAAAGAAACAAAGCCATGGCTGATGCGCTTCGTGGTTTTACCGAAAAAGCACAAGGCCGACCGGCTGAAGTATTGCCGCCCGATGTTGCAGGACCCGCAAGACCCGCAGAAGCCCCTAACCTAATGGGCGCATATGAAGCGCTAATGAGTGCGCCTGATGCCGGCTTACGTCAGATGGGTATGCAAGGACAGCTAAATGTTGCCCAACAACAAGCCGAACAGCAACGCAAAGCGCAAGAAAATCAACGCTTAATGTCCATTCTGCAAAGCTCAACGCCACAGCAAGCCATAGCCGCCGGTGTTCCTGTTGATTTAGTAAAAAGCTACTATGAAGCCCCGAACATTGGACGGGCAGAGGTAGCGCGAACGGTAGAAATAACTGGCGCAAACGGTGAAAAGCTAATACAGCAACTAGATAAAGCTGGCCAGCCAGTAGGTGCGCCTATGCCTGCCTACAACGCGCCAATGCAAATTAACACTGGTGGCGCTATTGAACTGGTAGCACCTAAAGCAGGGCAGCGGTTCGCTGTTGGCATGTCGCCGTCAGAACGTGATGCAAGCGCACGAGGTTGGGCTAATGTAAGACTGGGGCAAGAAAGGTTAGAAATAGACAAACCAAAAACAACAACTCCGGGCAAGCAATTAACAGAATCGCAAGCTAAAGGCGCGTTATTTTTGGGGCAAATGAGATCAGCTACCAATGAACTAGACAAGTTAGCGCAGATAGTTAGCCCGGTGCAGACCGCCATGACAGGCAGCACATATACTAACTGGGCTGCCCCAGAAAATGCACAACAAGTAGCTCAACTTCAAAATCAATGGTCTGAAGCGTATTTAAGAGCAAAAACAGGGGCTGCCGCTACACTAGGAGAGGTGGAACTCAATAGAAGGACGTTTTTCCCTGTTGTTGGGGATGGTCCTTTAGTTATTTCTCAAAAGCAAAAAATGCGTGAACAAGCAGAGCGCGATATGGAGCCAACAGCCGGCCCTGCCGCACAAACGGCAGGACAAAGCCCGACGCGGCCAACACCGCCAAACGAATTATTTAATGCTGCTGATGCAATTTTGAACAGGGGCAAAAAATGAGCGCAGAAAAATACGCTCAGTGGATAGTCGAAAATCAGGACAAACAAGGTACGCCTGAATTTGAAACTGTTGCCGCTGCTTATAAAGCCGCAAGGAATCAAACGCCACAAGCTCCACAAACACCACAAGCAACCCAAGAACCTAGCCTATTACAAAGACTAGGCAAAGGTGTTGCTGATTATGCTCGACGTTCTGTAGCTGAAAAAGCAAACCTTGCGGCGGGGGCGGTTCGTGGTGCTGGCTCAATTGGCGCTACATTGCTGACCCCTTATGATTTGCTAGCGGGAAATACTCAATCTATTGGAAACCCTGAACGCAGACAAGCAATAGAAGAAGGTTTGCGATCAATGGGCGCAGACCCGGAATCAGCGGCTTTCCAAGTCGGAAAAATAGGCACTGAAATAGCGGGAACCGCTGGCGCTGGTAGTGCGCTTGCCAAAGGTCTTGGAATGATACCCGGTGTGGCTTCACGCGCTCCCGCTCTAATAAACGCATTAAGAACGTCAGGCATGACAACTGGTGCTGCCCCTGTTACTACTGGAGCAAAAGCCGCTAATTTAGCTTTGAGGGCAGGAGCGGCAGGAACAACTGGCGCACTGGCGGGGGGAATGATTAACCCAGAAGATGCGGGAACTTCGGCAGCAATTAGTACAGCTATTCCGGTGGTTAGTAAAGTAACAGGATCGGCTGGTTCTTATTTGGGGCAGAAAATGCGCCCAAAAAACATAGAACTTGCAGAATTGGCGCAAAAATACAACATACCAGTAGGTTTGGGTGATTTGGCAGAAAGCCGTATGGTGCAAGCTGGTAGGTCTATATTAAAAGACACGCCCATCACTGGCGGCATGGCAGCAACCGCGCAAGAAGCAAAACAGGAAGCATTTAATAGGGCTGTTGGACAAACATTTGGAGCAAACGCGCCTAAACTTACTTTAGATGTTATAGACGATGCCAAAAAAACATTAGGCAATAAATTTGACGAGATTTGGAACAACAATAATTTAGTTGTTGCCCCAAACATGCTTCAAACAATTGAAAACGTAAAAAAACAAGCTCAAAAATTGCCAAAAAACGAAGCTGGCGCGGTTTTGCGTGAAATAGATGATTTGTATTCAAAAATAGTGCCCGACGCAAGCGGAAATTCAATTATTCCCGGTGATGTTGCTAATAAATTTCAATCTTATTTGAGACGTAGGGCAGAATCTTTCCCGGCGCTTTCTGATGAATTTACTAAGCTGAGAAGGTCTATTATTGACACTTTTAATGATTCAGTAAAGCCAGAAGATGCGGCAGCGCTTACCATAAACAGAAGCCAATACAAAGCATTCAAAACGGTTGAACCTTTAATCAGAAATGCAGAATTAGGTATTGCTGGCAGAGAAGCTGGCGACATACCGGCGGCATTGTTACCGCAAGCAGTAAATAGGTCTTATGGCGACTTAAGAAATGTGCCGCTTGCCGAATTATCTAAACTTGGCTCTAGGGTTTTAGTAGATAGAACGCCACAAACAGGCGGTTCAATGAGGGCATTGATGCAATTGGGTGCTTTAGGTGGTTCAGCTATGGCTGGACTTCCCGGACTTGCAGTTGCCGCTCCCAGTGTTGTTGGGATACAGGAATTATTGAGAAACCCACGACTGGCAAATGCGGTAATGAGACCCGGAAGCGGCGCGCCGAATCAATTACTAATTGACCTTTTACGCGCTGGTCAATTAAGCGCACCCGTTATTGCCGCCCAGTAAATGAACGCCAAAACTGATATATGAAAGCGCAAATGGCAAAGAAAATGAGCTTGATGATTAAAAAGTCAATAAAATCCATAGGCGTATTGTAAAGGAAAGCAAGATGGCACGTAACGGTAGTGGAACCTATAACCTACTTACAAATAGCTGGAACCCGGCAACTAACGGTGTTTCTGCTACGGCTGTTGACTGGCAAAACCTAATCAATGACGTAGCCGCAGCACTTACTCAGTCTTTAAGTGCGGACGGTCAAACGCCCATGACGGGAAACCTAAACGCTGGCAACAACAAAATAACCGGATTGGCAGCGGGGTCTGCGACGGGTGATTCACTACGTTGGGAACAGCTTTTCAGCCAAGGGCAACCAGTTACCTTAGCTAGTGCAGCCACTACGGACATTGGCGCACAAAATACGGTATTACTCAACATTACCGGAACCACGACAATTACAAGTTTCGGGACGAACTACAACGGGCCACGTTACGTTAGATTTGACGGAGTTCTGACCCTAACCCACAACGCGACTACTTTGATACTACCCGGTGGAGCAAACATAACCACTGCGGCGGGTGATAGTGCAATTGTAGTGCCGAATGGAACGCCTGCTAACGGGTGGCGAGTATTAGGATATCAAAAAGCCGATGGCACTACTATTGCGACATCAAAAATACAGCCTATTTCGGCTTCTGTTTCTGGTAATGCGCTGACCATTTCTGCATCATCTCTAACCTTAGACTTTAGAAGCACAACATTAGGCTCTGGAACAGTAACGACTGTTACCGGAACGCCTGCGAATTTGGTCATTTCGTCGGGTTCTACATTAGGTACTGTAAATGCGGTGCAATCTGATATTGTTGTATTGGCAATAAATAATGCAGGCACGATTGAACTTGCTGCGGTAAACCTTGCGGGTGGCACTCGGCTTGATGAAGCTAATTTGATAACCACAACTGCCGAGGGTGGGGCAGGAGCGGCAGATAGCTCTACGGTTATTTACTCAACTACTGCACGAACAAGTGTCGCTTATAGGGTTCTTGGGATTATACGCTCGACACAAGCAACGGCAGGAACATGGGCGACTGCGCCGAGCCTGATACAAGGATACGGTGGCAATGGAGCGTTACAGACCGCTTTTGCAGCGCCTGGTGCAGCGCCTATGTATGCTTGTCGTGCATGGGTAAACTTCAGTGGTACAGGTACGGTGACGATTCGAGCCAGTGGGAATGCGTCAAGCATTGCGGATAATAACGAGGGCGACTATACTGTAAATTTTACAAATTCGATGCCAGATGCGGAGTATTGTGTTTTGGGAGCAACTCAAAGGAACACGTCAGCTAACGCTACTGGTGTGCATATTACTTGTAATACTCATTCATCGGCAACTGCTAGAAGCACTGGAAGTGTAAGGGTAGTGACAAGCGTTGCTGGAACTGGAACCGAAGCAGGAACACCGATTGATTGTGAGGCTGTTTACGTTGCAATTTTCCGTTGAAAGAACAATATGAGCCAAGTGATTATCTACAAACAAGACAACAATGTATTGGCAATAGTGCGCCCCACTGAAGAAGCACTTGCTAAGTACGGTATTGAAGCTATTGCACTAAAAGACGTACCGGAAGGCAAGCCGTTCAAAATAATTGACGCTGCTGATGTTCCTACAGACCGCACAGACCGCGCTTTTTGGACATGCGACGACGAAGATTTGACGGACGGAGTTGGAGCTGCGTGGAGTACATTCCCGGAGGTTACGCAATGAGCATTGTAAAAATAGACAGAACTCTCAACCAGCCGCCACTTGCCGAAATCAAAGCAGCAAAGTGGGAAGCTATCAAAGCCGAGCGCGAGCGGCGGACATTAACTGGCGGCTATCAAGCTGGTGGTAAGTGGTTCCACTCTGACCTAATAAGCCGTAATCAGCAACTCGGCCTCAACGAAATAAACGGCTCGATTCCTCCAGGTATTATGTGGAGTACGATGGACGGGTCATCTATTGAAATGACTTGGGCTTTGGCGCAACAGATTTTAGCGGCTGCATTACAAAGTGATCGGGCTATATTTGACGCAGCAAGAGCGCACAAAGTAGCTATGGAAGCAAGCGCAGACCCGGCAAACTACGACTTTAGTGGCGGTTGGCCTTCAATGTACGGTGAATAATGAAGATCGCTTTTATCTATGGGAAAAAGCCCAGTAGCACGCTGACCAAGATATTCACCGGGTCAAGTTGCTATCACGTCGGCTTTACTGACGGCGTGAAGTTTTGGGACATGCACCTAATCCGTAGGCGTAGATTGTGGTCTATTTACAACGACAAGAAAACCGTTTTAATCGAAGCGCCCGTATCTATAACCGCTGAATATCTTGACCACAAACTCGACACTGACGAAGCCAGATACGGAGTGATTGATTACATACTATTTGGTCTGAGACCTATTTACCATCTTTTCGGGAAAAGTACCCGTAATGCCGGGGGCGTGATTTGTTCTGAAATGGTTGTTGACGATTTGAATGCAAACGGCTGGCGTTACACTTTCAAGGAAGTGCCTAGTCCGGCAGATATAGAATTGGCATTGGGCGGTAAAAAAGATTTGATTGGGAATTGAAATGGAAACAATACAGCCGCCTAGAGTTAATTTGATACGCTACGAGGTGCCGCTAACCTGGTTGATTGGCGGGTGCGGCTGTATCGCGTCGGCCTTATTTTATGCAGGATGGCAGGCGGCAGACTTAAAAACGCAGTTAGAAAGCGCGGTGAGGTTAGGTAAAGAAGTCATGCAAAAACAGGAAGCCATGAATCAAGATTTGATGAATTTGAAAGTCAAAGATCAATTGATTGATGCAAAAATTTTGCAGCTCGAGCAACGTGTAGCGAAGGTGGAAAAATGACTTATTTGATTAGCTTTTTTATTGTTGCTGGCGTTATGACACACCCCGTAGTGACTGTTCACGGCTCACAACAAACCTGCGAACTAGCCAAGGCAAAACTGTTAAAAGACATGCCCAAAGAGTACAAGCTCGTGGCTTCTTGTATAGACAGATGATAGTCACGCTCAAACGTGGACAGAGTACAGAGCAAGGTACGTTCGGACGTTTGTTGTTTGGCGGCAACACATTGCACACAATTGAATTGCCGTGGCGGGAAAATCAAAGGCGGGTAAGCTGCATTCCCGAGGGCATTTACCAATGCGCCCTAGTCAATAGCCCAAGATTCGGGCGAGTTTACGGCGTGAGAAATGTACCAGGCAGAGACCATATCTTAATACATGCGTCGAATCTTGCCGGGGATGTGAATAAGGGGTGGGTCACGCAATTACACGGCTGCATAGCGCCGTGCGAGAGACTAGGCGCAATCAAGATACCGGACGGGCGCATGCAGAAAGCTGGACTTGTTTCACGCCCTGCTTTGCGTAAATTGATGGATTGGGCGGGTGGTAAGCCGTTTACTTTGGAGGTGATATGTTAAGCGCAATTTTAGCGATTCTGGGGTCGAGTACTGTCGGTAGTTTGATTGGTGGCATATTCGCTTTCCTGAACAAAAAAGCCGACATTGAGATCAAAAAACTTGACCAAGCCCACGAGCTAGAACTAAGAAAAGAAGATAGAGAACTAGCCAAAGTCGAAGCCGAGGGCAGGTTGCAGGTGGCCGTCGCAGAGGCAGAGGGCAGCATAGAATCAGCCAGAATGACGGCTATCGGACAAGCGCACCAAGCGGATAACTTGGACGCTGAGACGGTTAAAAGCGCTGGCGGTTGGGCATGGTTGCTAATACTCACGGACGCTTTCCGGCGCATGATACGCCCTAGCCTGACACTTTTGCTTGTCGGTATGGCGTTATACCTAAACTGGCTATTAGTCGAACGCTTAGGGGCTGGCTGGGAAACCCTGAGCATTGACCAAAGATATGAAGCCGCAATGCAAGCTTTTGCCTGGCTTACCGGGCAGGCTTCCGCTGTACTCGGTTACTGGTTTGTCAGTAGAGGGCAAAGCAAGTAAACTGACGTTTTTTCACTCCTGGCTGGCCTGTCCAGCAATTCGCCCGGCCTAGTGCCGGGCTTTTTTTTGCCACAAAAAGTGCTTGCATAGTCTTTGTGAGTGTGTATAATACTAATCATTCACAGGAGATTATATGAACCCATACACCGGACACAATATTGCAGAAGCCACTGGCGAAATGATTTTTTTCGACCAGATGACACCAGAGCGCAAAGCAATAGCCGAGCGTTTACTTAAAGCAATGAAACAGTACCATAACAACGGCACTGGCGCGGAGAATGTTGCTGCGGCGCTTGAAGCGCTAGTTTATGGCTACTGGCAGCCAAAAATAGAAGCAGAACAGGAGCGTGTACACGCATGGAACGGGTGGAATCATGAATAACATATTCAAATACGCAGTAATTTTCAAAGACGAGCGCATAGAAATTGCTGGCTTCGGCAATTACAGCATAGAAACACTGGTTTCGGTCATTTTAGAGGGTAATGCTGACACGAGTTACCAGTATTTGACGGACTGCCTGCGCGAAAAATTGGAAGAACTGAGGGCGAAATGATTACATTCGGAAAATTCAAAGGTAAAACAATAGAGGAGGTGATAGAGATAGAGCCTTCGTATATTACGTGGGCGCATAGTAAAAATCTAATTAGCGTTGATGAAAAGACGTTAAGTAAAGCGAAAGTAGCGGAACGCGAAGACTACTTAGAAAGCATACCATTTTCGTGCCGTCACGAAAATGGTGGCGATAGAGATTAAGGAGAATGAAATGATAGGACGCATTTTCATGGAAGTTTTAACCTGGGGGCTGGCTGGCGTGTCTTTTGCGGCTTTGCTAATTCTTTCTTTTGGCCTGACTTATGAGCAAGTACAGGCTATTTTTAACGCATTGGGGGCATAAATGACAGACGACTTAATAAACAAGTACATGGAACTGGAGTCCGTATTAGAAACCTTAGTTGATTACTGTAACAACACAGGCATAGGTACTGCGTGTGAAGTCATTGCAGCCGAGGATGCATTAAAAAGGCTGTATAAATCACGTCTAAAAGAGAGCGAGAAAGATATGACAGAAGTAATTAACAAGGGTAAAACAGCGTTTCCAATTATCGGACAGTTGCAAGACGTTCGTGAAGTTGGCATAACCATGCGCGATTACTTTGCAGCGAAGGCGATGCAAGCAATTATGAGTTCAGACCGTTACGGCGGCGTTATCGGCGTGAACAACTACCAACACAAAACGGCAAGCGATGCCTACATTATGGCCGACGCTATGCTGAAAGCGAGGAATGAAAAATGACTAAAGACGACACTATCCGCATGGCGCAATATGCGGGGTTTGACCCACATGACATGAGCGATGACTTTACTTGTAATCTGAAAGATATTGAACGCTTCGCTGAATTACACGAAGCAAAAGTACGAGCAGATGAGCGTAAAAAGTGCGCGGCAATATGTAGAAAAGAAGCTGCTGAGACAGATAAGCATTTAAGTATTGTGATTGAGGCACTAGAAGATTGTGCATATCTTATTGAAAAGAGAGGCGAAGAATGACTGACCAAGAAATGCTGAAAGAGGCTGCACGTATCTTGCGTGAAGCTCAAAGGGCAATAGGGAAAATAATTGTCGAGCGAGATCGAGGAATGGGGTATTTTCACGCCGAAGTTGACTGGCTAGTCGATGAACTCGAAAACATTAACAGCCTGATCAAGGCAATCAAAGCAAGAGGTGAGAAATGACTAGAGACGACTTAGTTAAAGAGCTAAAGAAAGCAGAGCAGAGGCAAGCGGCTACTAAATATCATCACATTTCTATTTCATTGCCTGCAACCGAAGAAGTTTTTAGAGCAGGCGATGCGCTTCAACTTTGGGATATGGCCTACGCTGCTGGCGTTGCTGCTGAGAAAGCACGATGCGCGGCACTTTGTAGCGAAGTGGCCGCTGGCAGAGACGCTGAAGCTATTGAGGAAGCCATACTAGCAAGGGGTAAGAAATGACTAGAGACGACATTATCCACATGGCGCAAGAGGCTGGGTTTGTCTTGTACGACATGCACGACGTGAATGGCCAAGACTTAGGCGAATCTGTGGAGGCGGATGATTTTAAGGCGCTTGAACGCTTCTTTAACGCTGCATACGCTGCTGGAGCAAAAGATGCGAAGGAGAGCAGTGCAAAAGTGATTGAAAACGAGCGCCATGATGATATGACACGAGCAGAAGAAGCAGCAGCTATACGAGCAAGGGGTGAGAAATGACTAGCACAATTAAACCGCTTACATACGGCGAATGCAGTGACAATGAAATGTATATACAGGAAGTAGATAACCCCGACATTCAGGTGGCCTATGTATTGCATTACGGCGATTTTAATAAAACATTGGCGCTTGCTCAATTATTTGCCGCCGCGCCTGATTTGCTTGGAGCGCTAGA